CCAGGAATCAAGAAACTGGGCCTGACTCCATAAATCTAACGGTGAATTTGTTATGGGCGAACCTGTTAATATTCTTCTGTATTTAGCTAACGGTTTTAGTTTTAAAATATTTTTAGTTCTATTTGCAGTTGGAGTTTTAATAGTGGTAGATTCATCTATGGCCATAATGGCTTTGTGTGAATCTAAAAAACGTCTAGCAAATTCAGTTGCTTTTGGATAAGAAAGCGCCTCTACATTCATAATTAAAATATGAAAATCAGTATTTGTTGCAAACAAAGAATTTAATTTTTTTATTTGATCTGCACTGCTATTTGAAGTTTCCCACAAGACTACATTTTTTTGAATGTGATCTACCATGTGAGTAGGTATTTCATTCTTATACCAATTTTTATAAACACCTTTTGGTGCTATCAAAAGCAATCCATTTATATTACCTTTGTCATAAAGCATCGATGCGTTATCAATTAAAACTTTAGATTTACCTGTACCCATCTCCATAAAATAAGCAAAGTATTCTCTATCCCAAGAACGCTCTAAAGCTTTGAGCTGATGCTCGTATGGCTTTGTTTTAAACCTGTAATTCATATTTACTTTTACTTTCTAAATGCTATATATTATGTGAAAGATCAAAAGTCAATGAGTAAAGTTTATTTAGTACAAGACATTCCTACAGATAGGGAAACGGGTCGACCAAAGTTTGATGTAACAGCTGCATTAAAATATGGCGAAATTAAGGTAATGCATCCACGTTTAGCACAAATGCAATTTTCACCGGGACCATTGATTTTTGAAATAAGGCAATCATTAAAAGATTTTACGGATGATGATTATTTATTATTGTATGGTGACCCAGCTCTAATAGGAGTTGTATGCTCTGTAGTTTCTGACATGAGAAATGGTAAATATAAAATTTTAAAATGGGATCGAAGACAACAAACCTATTATCCTATAGAAATAAATCTTTTTCAAAAATAAGTTGACACAACTTTTTTAATCATTATATTGCAAATTGCAAAAAGGAATTATTATTAATGATTAAACTAACAACTATATATGGAGAAAGCTATGACTATAGACTTAAGAAAAGATGCACCGAATCAGGTGTCAAACGTCAATCCAGACGAACTATCAAATGAAATTAATACGCTTCAAGAAATAAAACAAGAAGTTATTAATCAAGAAAGTAAATTAAAAGAGTTAAAAGAAAGAGAAAAATATTATTCTAATATTATCATACCTGATCTAATGAATCAGTTAAATCTCAAAACTTTAAAATTAAAAGACGGATCTGAAATATCTGTAAAAGATATATTTGGTGTCTCAATTATTGCAGCTAAAAAGCAAGAGGCACATGACTGGCTTCGGAAAACAGGACTGGGAGCGATTGTGAAAAATGAAATCACAGTTAAATTTGGTCTTAACGAAGATAACAAGGCGGAGCAATACGCTACCCTTGCAAGAGGACAAGGTTATGAACCCGATCGGAAAATTGCAGTTCATGCCGGAACCCTTCGAACAGCTTTGCGGGACTATCATCAAAGAGGTGGTAGCATACCTGCAGAGTTGTTCACTGTGTTTGAAGGAAATCAAACAGAAATAAAAACCAAAAATTAAACTACTAAACCAATAAACATTAAGGAGTAAATATGGACAAACAAGTAGCTAAAAAGAATAGTGCAGGATCACTTGCAACTATAAACCTTCGTGCAGATATGGGCAAAGGTGCAGAAGAAATTAAATCGGACGATGTATCAACTCCGATATTAAAAATTCTTCATCAGCTTTCACCAGAATGTAACGAAAGAGATCCAAAATATGTACAAGGTGCTAAACCTGGCATGATATATGCAGCAGGTTTCACTAAACTTATTGATGGAGAACAAGGTTTGGATGTGATCGTTGCTCATTCTCAAACTAGATACCCGGAATGGCAGGAAAGAGGCGATAGTGCTTCGGCTCCAGTCGGAACTCATTTAGAGATTCCAGCGGACGGTGTAGAAGAAAAGAATGGTAGATATAGATTACCAAATGGAAACTATGTAGAAAAAACTGCATACTTCTATGTATTAGCATTAGTTGAAGGTGAAACAAGACCTGCAGTTATAGCTATGAGATCTTCTAATCTTACACCAGCGAGAGAGTTGAACAATTTAATCAAGAATTTAAGATTCTCTGATGACAATGGTTCATTTAATCCAGCCGCTTATGCAGCAGTTTATAATTTAAAAACTGTTGGTAAGACTGCAGGTAGCAAAAGCTGGCATGTCTACAAACCATCAAGAGTTAGAAATCTTGATGTCAGTAAAAAAGAAGATGCTGAAATTTATGAAGTTGCACAACAACTTCAACAATCAGTATCTAAAGGTGCAGCAAAACCAAAGTATGAAGCATCAAAAAATACTGGAGACATTGTATAACCGAGTACCTTAAGAGTACACTTGCAAGAAGGGCGTGGAAGCGAGAGTGGAAACGCCCTTTTAATTATGGAAGATTTTGAAAAATATTTTAGCGGATTAAAGAGAGACTTTGGTTTCTGTAATGTGAAAAACGGGTACCTTGACCCTAAAACAAACAAACTAAAATTTGATCCTGGAGATTATGGTTGGGCTAAAAGACCCATTACAAAAAAAGATTACGATGATCATTTAACAGGACAAAAATCAATAGGATTACAAGCGTGTGATGATGAAAGTATGGCTAGTTTTGGTGCCATAGATATAGATCCTGATGATTATGAAAAATTTGATTTACATAAATATTTAAAAGTTATTCAAGAAAAACAATTACCTGTAATACCGATTGAATCTAAAAGTGGTGGTTTACATGTTTATGTTTTTACAAAAGAAAAAGTACCAGCATCTTTAATTAGAGAGTTTTTATCAAACTTATTATTTTTATTTGGCTTACCATCAAAGACTGAAATATTTCCTAAACAAACAACACTAGGTAAAAATCAAAATGGTGAGAGAACATCAGGGAGTTTTATTAACTTACCATATTTTAATGGTAAAGAAAGACAAGCTTATAAACCTGATGGCACTAAAATGGATTTAGATTATTTTTTAAAAGTAATTAAATTAAATTTACAAACAAAAAATAGTTTACAAGAGGTTAGTAATAAAAAAATAAAAGAAGTATTGACTGGTGGTCCAGAAGAATTTTCTGATGGCCCTCCTTGTCTACAGATGATTTGCAAAGAGATACAGGAATCAGGGTCTAAATTAAAAGATGAAAGAGATAGATTTTTATATAACTACATGGTGTTTGCTAAAAAGAAATTTAGTGAAAACTGGGGAAAGAAAGTTTTAGAAGCAGCCAGATCATACATAGTTTACGATGATGTATGGGGTGATAGTAAAGTAGAAGAAAAAATAAAATATTGGAAAAAAGATACTGCGGGATTTAAATGCAATGATTTACCTATTTCTTCTTATTGCGCGAGGGGAACGTGTCTTAAGAGAAAATTTGGTATTGGTGGTCACTTTGATTCGCAGTGGCCATCAGTATCAGGTTTAATTAGAATTACGTACAAACCTGACCACGAATATTTTTTTAATGTAGAAGTAGCTGCAGATAAAATTGTTCAGGTTCATGCTAAAAGTATAAAACAATTTAATGAGATGAAACAAATGCGTAGCCTTATTGCAGATCATACAACAACTTATCCACCAACTATAAAAGAAAAAGAATATCAAAACATATTAAACGGACTATGGGCAACCATGGAAACTATTCAGCCTCCTGCAGGAACCAATCCGGTAGACATGTTGAAGAAAGAATTGTTTGACTTTGTAAATGGACCAAAAGCAAACTCGTATGCATCTTTTAAAACAGGGGCTGTATTACACGAGGATAAATATTTTTATTTTATTTACGATAAATTTTACGACGAATTAAAACGAGGAGATTGGAATCAAGAGCGATCTAGAACAGCTACCATGATTAGACAATATTTTAAGGGTGAGTTTGATTATCAGAAAAGATATCCTAAAGGCGATAACGAAGAATCTTTTCCAGCATTACGAGTTTTAAAACTTCCACAGGAAGGTTTAGAAAAAGAAGAAGTACAAGATGAAATAATAGAAATAGAAGATAAGGAGAATATAGTATGACGAAGCCACCTAAAATTTATATATCAATGCCAACATATGATTTAATGCAGGTATCAACCTGTTTATCTTTGGTAAAATTATTTAACAAACTTACTGTTGCTAAAATGCCTGCAGAGTTAGGAACATTTAAATGTCCTTACGTTGGTTATGGAAGAAATGTATTAACTGCAATGTTTTTAGAATCAAATTTTGATTATCAATTATTTGTAGATGCAGACATGGAGTTTGAACCTGATGTTGTTGGACGAATGATTATAGCACAAAAGGATGTAATTTGTGTGCCTTATAGAAAAAAAACACAAGACAATGTGTTAAAATTTTCTGTAGAGTTTAATGATCCAACCAACATTCAAATAGATGACAAAGGTATTGTAGAGTTAAAAGCAGGTCCTGCGGGTTTAACTTTAATTCATAGAAAAGTTTATGAAAAATTAATTAAGGATAATCCACATCTTAAAATAAAACAAAAAGAAATAATATCTGAAAAGGCTAATTCATATTTTTATAATTTTTGGGATACGACTTTTGATTCAAGTGGAAACTGGTGGGGAGAAGATGTTAATTTTTGTAACTTAATTAGAAAATCAGGTTTTAAATTTTACGGAATCGTGGATGGAAAAACCACGCACCATGGATCATACGGGTGGACAGGAACTTTAGCAGATGGATTTAAAAAATTAAATGGAAAAGATCAATAAAATATACGGCCCTCCAGGAACGGGTAAAACTTATAGATTAATTAAACGTGTAAAAGCATATCAACGTAAAGGTGTGCCTTTGCATAAGATAGGATACTTTGCATTTACCAGAAAAGCTGCAGAAGAAGCTCGTAAAAGAATTAATGTGCCAGAAAAACAGGTGCCATACTTTCAAACTTTACATGCATTTTGTTATCATCTCATAGGGTTGAAA